TGCAAGACTAGAGCATTTAAGCTCTACCCCGGATTTCTCCGGGGGACACGTTGTTTAATAACGGAGGCTTTCGCCTCGTGTATGAACGCAATGTTCAAACATATTAAACAACACAGCAGTTTCCCACTGCTGCCAAGACAGTCTATACCCGTTAGATAGGCTGTCTGTCGGAATGTAGTCCCAATAAGGACTACATCGCGGCTTTAGCTGGTATATTTTACGGTTATGCCTAACCATAATATAGTCAGCATCCAACTTGCTAAAGGGACTTGATAGTAATCCTTTCGGGATTGCTACCAACTCACCCCAAAGGAAACTGCAGAGTAATCCGGAAGGATTATACGGCAGAACCTTTAATCGGCCAGGGGGACGGACCCCCCCACTGAAAATTAAGAGACGACTAGGACGGCGGCTCCAGGCTTTATACCTGAAGCTACCATTTTTATCGCAACTTAACTTGCAGAGAGCGCGTGGAACACGAATACCTGAATCCATATTATCAGAGAACGGCACAGGAAGTCGATACTTCTTGGGTAGTTCCTTGAATAAATATGAAACAGTATTAGATAAACTAATACCGGTATAAGCAGACCACTCGTTTAACTGATTAATAGCAACGAGAATATCACTTGGAGAATCCAGCTTACGAATGTAAACTGGACGAACTGGTTGGCCATAAAACCAATCAGCCCCACATGACTCTCGAAACGGCCCTTGTGAAAAGGATTTTGAGGCATTAACTTTAAAACCTAGTTTATTAAGGTAATGAACTACTCTATCGTAGATAAATCCACGACAGATAAGGTCATCGCCAAAACAAGACCAAGTTTTATCGTCACTAGCATTGAAAATACTAGTACATGCTTTCAAAATAGCACTAAATATGATAGTTTGCAATGGAAATGTAAAACCATTACCCATTGTACTAATCATAAATAAAGCGTGTTCCTTACCATCAATCAAGGTAGTACGCGAACGGAGCTGCAAAAGTGTTTCAAAGAACCACTTAGGTAGTAACCATTCACATAAACCGAGACTAATGGAATCGGAAGCAGAGGAGAGATCAATGGTGGAATAACTACCATCGATACTACCCCTCCTCGCCAGTTGATGATTTACTAAAGGCTGGGTACTGAGATCAATTCCAAAGAATTGTCTCATCCGATCCTCAAGTATATGCGCCAAACCGAGTTGATAATAAGAATTCAACACCGGTTCAACGCAAATCATACGACTTGTGCTAGCAGTTTTTGGAACAAAGCTGCAACGACTACCGCTCACTATGGAAGGACTACCGAAACTTTCGTAGCGTTGGCATTCCGCATCGGAAAGAGAGGGTATCCTCGCGCAATAGTGTCTATACATTTGGTATAGATACTCAGATGTGGAAGTGAGAGCAGAGCAAAAGAACTTCGTATAATACGAGGTACCGATTGCGCCGTACGCAGCACCAGGACCAGGTCTAGCAGTCTCATTCAGACTGTATAGAGAGCTGATCAAAGGCAACCCACCAGGGTGAAAGAAATTGTCTAATGTTTTCCGGATTTCTCCGTAAACCATCGAATCAACTTCCCACTCTAAGGCAGGAACTTTCCAATCTCTACAACGGGTATTAGCCGCTATAAAGGACTCAAGAGCAGCAGCATCAGCATCCCGAGTTTCTTTCGGAATCCATTTACGGATAACCGAATTCACTAAGTATGAAGATGCGAACTGCTTATAAGTTATATCTGGGAAAGGATTCGGATCATGAGACCCGACATCCCAATCAGATACATCTGAGCAAACAGTTCCATAAAGAACTTCAGGACTAATGCCCATGGAGATCTCCTAGAATGTACCATGAGCAGAAAGGTGTATGTATTACTACATAGACCTAACTGCACAGATTAGAAGGATGATTATACACCACCCTCCTAACCCAAGAGCTATAGAAATACCAAGAAGACGGGTGCTAAATAACACCAGTCACCGAGGTATCACCAATACTAGCAGCAATAGAATTAACGCTGCCAATAAAAAGTGATAGCATAGCGCGTATATTCGCTGCATCATTGACGTCTGCGCCAGCAGGGACAGAAATCTCACAAGTCACAGTTGCGACTTGAGGGACCTGACCTGAAAGTACAGTAACGCCTTTGCGTGCAATGATTTTATACACGTTCTTAGGTACATTCCCTAATATACCAGTAACGGCATTCAACGCGGGCAGCTGTCTAAGGACAGGTGGACGCGAAAGAGTTACCGTAAAAGGACGAGTAGGAGAAGACGCAGTGTCAACTCCCGTCTGAGTTCCGCCAATGGCGGAAACAGCATATTGCTTTCCAGTATTACTGGGAGCAGTATCCGTCGCAATGGTATAAGTAGGAGTAGTAAACCCCGTCTGAGCACCACCTGTAATGGGTGATGTGAGAGTGAACGACATAATTAAATGTCCTCGAAGGTTAATTAGAACAATTTAGAAACTACCTTAACAATGCGCGGAGAAAACGCGGCCATCATGTTGAGCCAGGGTGTTGAAGCAGTCGGAATGCTAAAAGCAAACGACGGAATCAACGACGCTGGAGTCAATAATGACCTCGAAGTCCTCGTGTAACGAAAGGTAGCGCTACCGCCAGATGTAACAGTCGCGTAGTTACTATTAAAGCCCGGAGATAGAACATAACCAGGATTGCTAAAACCAACATCACCAAAGATGATGGTAGTAACGTCCTGAGTTGTGAAGCATCCCCAGACTAAATTAGAATATCTAAACGATGCCGCATCTATTATATCACGAATATTTGTGAAATAATTTATCATCCACGCATAGGGCAAGATAGAAAAGGCAGTTGGAAGCCAGTCCTCAGGTAATAATCTATTATCTTGGATAACTCCTAACTTACCATTATCATCAATACCCGTACGTACAGCACCCCGCATCCTCTCTGAATAGACAGATGTAATTTGTCTAGTCAGGTAGGGTTGAAGTGGAGCCAAAAAGCCAGGATCATTGCCACCAAAGGCAAGAATCCCGCTAGACCCCACATAAGTTTTGTGAGCAGTAGCTTGAACAGGGACAGAAGGATTTCTCTTTCTATCACGTATTACCATATCTTGAACGATATCGGTAATATCCTGAACAAAAGGCTGAACGCCAAACTTAAATTCAAGGTATGCTTGAGTGATGGTGGAATATAGAGAAGGACCTTTAAGCTTACCATACGACACTTTCTCGAGTGACGTTAGGTAGCTTGAGATCTTCGATTGGATTCCAGACATCGGATGAAGTGTACTATGAACATCATGTTTGAAGTGTTTGATGCTACGGCCAGTAAGATTCTCACTGGAACGCGCAGCATTCACTTCTTCAATGAATTTCCTAATACAGCGGTTATGTACATCGGTAACTGTGGAGGGATCGGCGCTACTTACAAGAGCTTGGGGATTACCGTACTGGAGAAAACCAGAAGCAGAAATATTCCAAGATGTAAATAGCTGACCGGTATTTGTATATTCCTTTCCAATAGTGTAAGCCGACCAGAAGGATCGCTCCGAAAAGATATTTTGCGCAGACATTGCTGTCGTTGCATTATTACCTTTACGGCATTGATCTTTCCAATACGGATTAGCGACGCCAGTACGGAAATTACTTCCGAGATTGGTGAAGCCATTAGTATGGCTATGCTGAACTGTACCATCCCTAGAAAAATCTGAGGAGGTATAGTAATCATAACCAACAGGTTCACTAATGTTAAGAGATCGAGTACCAGGGATACGAGGAGATCTTACCTTTTGAGGGTGAGACTTCTTCGGTCGATGATACACAAGCTTCATAGGTAAGCGGGAAACCGCTCTAGGAAAAATGGTGCCAACTCTACCAGTAACTGGTATAGGAGCAGCAGGAATCCTAGGAATTACGATACGACGCTTGTGCTTCTTTCTCATAAGAGGAAAACTCCATAAGTTATCAAAGGCGTTAGAACTCTGGTTGCGAACCAAAGGATCACGCAATTGAAGAAGAGACCATGTCCTCGGTGGACACTAAGAAGAGCTAATATTACCTAAACACCTATCACTAACGCTGTGATATGACTATGCTTTCGAAGGCATAGGGTGCAGGGTAAGAGATCAACAGATCTTAGAGGGGGCCCGAAAGGGCCTCTTCTCCG